GTGACGCTGATAGCGGACGACCCGACCGTGCGGTGCATGGAGCGCACGGGATATCCGCCGTGGATGGTATACGGCGGGAAAAACGACGAGGAGGAGCAGGAAACAGAGCATGAGTAAATACCGAAAAGAATGCTGGACAGACGCGGATGTGCGCTGCCCGTTCTACATATCCGATGAGCGCAGCGCGAGGAGCATAACCTGCGAGGGCTGCATGGATGAGACAAAGGCGACGATGAGCTTCAGGACTCTGGCGAACCGCGACGGGCACATGGGCAGGTTCTGCGTGGGTGCATACGAGAGGTGCCCGGTATACAGGAGCGTTTACCAGAGCAAGTACGCGGACGGGGAAGCATGACGGACTGGGAGAAGATCAGGACGGGCTTTGTCAAGGACGGGCTGAGCTACCGGGCGCTCTCGCGGGAGTTTGCGGCGCCGTACAGCACGATACAGAGACGCGGCATCAAGGAGGACTGGCCCGGGCAGCGGGAGGAGTACCTCGAAGAAAACGTAGGGGAAAAGATGAAGCAGGTGAAGACAAAGCTGCTGCGTAGGATCGAGAGGACGCTTGACGAGGACAGAGAGCTTGACAGCAAGGACTTCAAGGCGATGACCGGGGCGCTCAAGGAGCTGCGGGAGATACAGGACGAGGCTGAGACGGCGAGAGTGAACGAGCCTTTGACGGTGAGGTTCGTCGGGAAAGCGGAGGAGCTGAGCATGTGAGGAGAGATGAGGGAGAATGGCGGAGCTGAGGATACCGGAGCCGAGCGAGAAGCAGTGTCTGTTTATGGCAGATCGGCATAAATACATAGGCTACGGCGGGGCGCGAGGCGGCGGAAAGAGCTGGGCGGTGAGGGTCAAGGCGGTGCTGCTGTGCCTGCGGTACGCGGGGATAAAGGTAATGATAATAAGAAAGACTTACCCGGAATTGCAGGAAAACCACATCATACCGCTGTGCGAAATGCTCGGCTGCTACGCGGACGGGAGCGAGAGGATAGCAAGCTACAACGACGGAAAGAAGCACATCGTCTTCCCAAACGGCAGCAGGATACTGTTCCGCTACTGCGACAACGACAAGGATGCGCTGCGCTTTCAGGGGACGGAGGTGGACGTGCTGTTCGTGGACGAGGCGACGCAGCAGAGCGAGGAGAAGATGGAGAAGCTGCGCGCCTGCGTGCGAGGGGTGAACGATTTTCCGAAGCGCGTCTACTACACCTGCAACCCCGGAGGAGAGGGACACGCATGGGTCAAGAGACTGTTCATAGACAGGCGCTTCAAGGAGGGCGAGGAGCCGGAGGAGCACAGCTTCATACAGTCGCTGATAACGGACAACACGGCGCTGATGGAGGCAGACCCGCAATACATAAAGCAGCTTGAGGTGCTGCCGCCGAAGCTCCGGGACGCGTGGCTCTACGGGAACTGGGAGATATTCGAGGGACAGTTCTTCGAGGACTTCAGGACGGAACCGGACATGAGAGCGGCGGAGGCGCACGGCGAGGGCCTGACAGCGGACGAGCTGCGCGCGCAGCGGCGCTGGGTGCACGTGATAGAGCCGTTTGACCTGAGCACGGGAAGCTGCCGGGGCTGGCGGATAATGCGCTCATACGACTTCGGCTACGGAAAGCCCTTCTCCTGCGCGTGGTGGGCGATCGACTACGACGGGGTGATATACCGCATACTTGAGCTTTACGGCTGCACGGGTACGCCGAACGAGGGCGTGCGGTGGACGCCGGATCAGCAGTTTGCGGAGATCGCGCGGATAGAGCGCGAGCACCCATGGCTGCAGGGGAAGAAGATAGAGGGCGTGGCCGACCCCGCGATATGGGACGCGAGCCGTGGAGAGAGCATTGCGGACACGGCGGCGCGCTACGGGCTGTACTTCACAAAGGGCGACAACGAGAGGATACCGGGGTGGATGCAGTGCCACTACAGGCTGCAGTTCGACGAGGAGGGCTACAGCAGGATGTACGTATTCTCAAACTGCGCGGCATTTATAAGGACGGTGCCGGGGATGATGTTCAGCAGGACGGCACCGGAGGATCTCGACACGGAGATGGAGGATCATGTCTGCGACGAGTGGAGGTACATGTGCATGTCGCGGCCGGTGGCGCCGCTGAGACCGGTGGAGAGGAGAGTAATGATGAATGACCCGCTGGGGAGATATTAAAAAACAGGAGAGAGCAATGGACGAGAATATAATGACGGCGGTGGTGAACGCGCAGACGCTGACGGAGCTGACGCGCATATTGCAGAAATACAAGGCGGGCAAGGCGAGCATCGAGCGAAGGACTGTCGCAGCGGAGAACTGGTGGAAGCTGCGCAATCAGGCCGAGGAGAGAAAGAAAACGGAGGGCATAGGCGGGTTCCAGGCCGTGTCCGGCTGGCTGCACAACGTGATAGTTTCAAAGCACGCCGACGCGATAGAGGCCTTTCCCGAGCCGAGCATCCTGCCGCGCGAGGAGGGCGACAAGGCCGAGGCAGGGATACTGTCAAAGATCATACCGGTGATACTGGAGCAGAACGAGTTTGAAAAAACCTACTCGGACTGCATGTGGCAGAAGCTCAAGACCGGGACGGGCGTATACAAAGTATACTGGGACGCGGACAAGCTCGGCGGGCTGGGAGATATCGCGATAGAGCGCGTCGACCTGCTGAACGTGTTCTGGGAGCCGGGTGTGCGCGACATTCAGGACAGCAGATATTTCTTCCACACGAGCCTTGAGGACAACGACGAGCTTGAGAGACAGTACCCGCAGCTTCAGGGGAGACTGCGCGGAAACGCCTTCATGGCGACAAAGTTCGTGTACGACGACAGCGTGCCGACGGACGGGAAGAGCACGGTAATAGACGTCTACTACAAGAAATACTCCGGCGGGAAAAAGGTGCTGCACTACTGCAAATACGTAGGCGACACGCTGCTTTACTCGACGGAGAACACCGCGCAGAGCATGGCGGGCTCCGAGGAGATGGCGCGGGCGCTGCCGGGACTATACGAGCACGGGCTTTATCCGTTCGTGTTCGACAGCCTGTTCCCGGTGGAGGGCAGCCCCTGCGGCTACGGCTTCATCGACCTGTGCCAGAACAGCCAGACGCAGATAGACATGATGCAGACGGCGTTTGTTAAAAACACGATGCTGGGCGCGACGCCGCGATATTTCCAGAGAATGGACGGGGCGATAAACGAAGAGGAGTTTCTGAACCTCGCAAACCCCGTGATACACGTGAGCGGCAACCTCGGCGAGGACAGCATAAGGACTGTGGACTACAGGCCGCTGAGCGGGAACTACCTCGAAATGCGCACGAGCATCATAAACGAGCTGCGCGAGACGAGCGGGAATACCGAGACTTCAGTCGGGCTTATCAACGCGGGGGTCACGGCGGCGTCGGCCATCGCAGCTTTGCAGGAGGCCAGCGGCAAGGGCAGCCGTGACGCCACGCGCGCAAGCTATCGTGCCTACGGGCAGATAATATCGATGTGCATAGAGCTGATACGGCAGTTTTACGACCTGCCGAGACAGTTCAGGATAACGGGACAGCTCGGGATAGAGCAGTTCGTGTCCTACTCGAACTCCGGGATAAAGCCGCAGTACCAGGGGATGATCGGAGACACCGACCTTGGGATGCGTCTGCCGGTATTCGACATAAAGGTGATACCGCAGAAGAAAAACTCCTACACGAGACTGAGCCAGAACGAGCTGGCGCTGCAGTTTTATCAGCTGGGCTTCTTTGCCGAGGGGCAGGCGGATCAGGCGCTGGCGTGCATGAGCATGATGGAGTTCGAGGGCAAGGATGAGCTGATGCAGAGGCTTGCATACAACGGGACGATGCAGAGGCAGCTTGCGATGTACCAGCAGTATGCGCTGGCGCTGACGCAGAAATACGAACCGGACAAGGCCGGGGCGCTGATGGAGAGCATCACGGGGCGCGCCGCCCCCGGCGGTAAGACCGCGAAGAGGGCCGCAAAGCTGAAGGGCAAGGAGAGCGGCAGAATGGAGCGGGCGCGCAGCAGCGCCTACAACGCGGCGCTGCCCGGAGGCGGACGATGACGAGGGTATGCTATTACAGAAACGAATACCGGCTGCGCGCCGAGGGGCACGCGGGAGCCGGTGAAAAGGGGCGAGACCTTATATGCGCGGCGGAGAGCATACTGATGATGGCGCTGGAAAGGCACGTATCGCAGCGGCCGGAGATGAGGGCGGAGATCCTGAGAAAGCCGGGGGCGGAGGAGATATGCTGCCGACCGGATCGCGGCTGCGAGGGGGCGTGCAGGGAGAGCTTCGACACGGTATACGCGGGCTTTGCGCTGCTGGCGGGGGAGTACCCGGAGCACGTGAGCGCGCGGGAGATATGAGGCGGAGGACAGGAGGAAGATGATGGACAGAGAAGACACCATCGAAAAAGAGCAGGCCGGTGAGGAGCGTGCAAGGACGCAGGTGCTCCATGCACAGGAGAGCGGCACGGACTATAAGAGCACGATGGAGACACTGCGGCAGGCGGAGCAGGAGCTGCCGTCGTTCAGCGGCAGCTACGACGATGAGATAGGCAGGCTCTACGACAGGATAATCAACCGCGAGGGCTTCCGCTACGACATGAACAGCGATCCGCTGTATATGTCATACAGGGACAGGTATGCGCGCGAGGGCAGGCTCGCGATGAAGAACACGATGGGGCAGGCGGCGGCGCTCACGGGCGGCTACGGCTCAAGCTATTCGCAGGCGGTGGGTCAGGAGCAGTACGGAGCGTATCTGGAAAAGCTCGGGAACGTTATGCCGCAGCTCTATTCCGCGGCATACAGCCGCTATAAGAGCGAGGGCGAGGCGCTGAGCGAACAGTACGCGATGGCGGTAAAGCGCGGGGAGAGCGAATACAACAGGTACCGCGACAGGCTCAGCGACGCGAAGGCGCAGCAGGAGCTGGGCTACAAGCTCGAACAGCAGGACTACGAGCGGCAGCAGAAAGCGTTCCAGACGCTGATGAGCCTGATATCATCGACGGGCTATGAGGCAAACGAGGACGACCTGAAGCAGAGCGGTATGTCACAGGCGCAGGCCGACGCGATAAGAAATGAGTTCCTGAGAAAGAACGGGCTGCTCGACACCGGCGGTACGTCGTCGGGCGCATGGTACGGAGGCTATGCGAGCAAGGAGCAGACGAAGCTTGACGCAAACGAGAAAAAAAGCAGCAGCGGCAAGAACAGGAGAACATGACAAACAGCCCTTAACTATCCCCACCGCGGGGGGATCATATAAAGGAGAAGAACACAGGCGATGAAAGAAAACAGCATGAGCGAGGCAGTGGATGAAAAGACCGGGGCGGCGGCTCCGGAAACGGGCGTAAAGGCTGCCGACGCCGGGCAGGAGGACATGCAGGGCACGGAGAAGCAGGAAAAGAACAAGCCGGGCTGGGACGAACTGATGGCAGACCCAGAGTACAAAAGCTGCTTTGACAGCAGGGTGCAGGAGATAGTCCGCAAGCGGCTGCGCGACAGGCACGGGAGCGAGGAGACGCTCGGCAGGCTCAGGCCGGTGCTGGAGGCGCTGGGGGAGAAATACGGCCTTGAAAGCACTGCGCCGGAGGCTATCGACGCGCAGGCGCTCTCTGAGCTGATACGCACGCCGCCGGGATTCGGCAGCGGCGAGGAGATAAGGCGGCACCTTGAGGAGTTGGCATATCAGGCGGCGGCGCTGAGGGAGAGCTTCCCGGAGTTCAGCCTTGAGCGGGAGATGGAGGATCCGGAGTTCCTGCGGCTGACAGCGCCGCACACGGGGCTCACGCTTGCGGATGCGTACTACGCGCTGCACCGCGAGGAGATCGGCGCGATGGCGGCAAGGCGCAGCCTTGAGGCGCTCACGCGCGCGGTGAGCTATGGCGGCGCGCGGCCGAGGGAGATCGCCGGGAACATGGCGGCGAGCAGCATGACTGCCGACCCGAGGAGCATGTCCAGGGATGAGCGCGAGGCGCTCAAGAAGCGTATCTATGAAGCAAAGGCACAGGGAAGAAAGCTGCCGTATGGCAGTTAATTAGGAAAGGAAGAGAAGATGGAGAATTTTAAGTTTGATTTGCAGATTTTTGCGGATGCGGGCACTGTCGTGAACGCGACAGGCGGCTACGTCAATTCCGGCACGGGCGAGGTGACAGGCTTCACCGACGGCAAGACCCTGAGCCCCGAGCTCAAGGCATTTTACGACACGGAGCTGCTGGAGAACGCGCGCACGGAGATGTTCTATGCGCAGTTTGCAAAGCGCCAGCCGCTGCCGGCAAACCACCACGGCAGTGTCGAATGGCGCAAGTGGAACACCTTTGACCGCGCGGCAAAGCTCAAGGAGGGCGTAATACCCACCGGGCAGAAGTTCGGCGTGACTACGGTGACGGGCGCGGTAGATCAGTACGGCACTTACACCTCAATAACCGACAAGCTGGAGCTGCGCGCTTATGACGACGTCATACTCGGCGCGACTGAGGAGATGGGCGCATCGGCAGCCGAGACTCAGGAGAAGCTCATACGCGACGCGCTGCTCATGGGCACAAACGTGCTCTACTGCGACAATATCGACAAGGACACCGGCAAGGTGCTAAGCACCCCGGAGAGCTGCGCGCAGATGGGCGCGGGCGGCGTGACCAAGGGCGCATCCGGCGCGGCCGACACTCCGCACGGCTGGTCGCTGCTGACCCCGGCGATGATAAACAAGGCCGTGACCATCATGAAGAAGAACCGCGTACCGCGCATAAACGGCTATTACTACGCGGTGATACATCCGTCCGTCGCGCACGACCTGAGACAGGACGAGGGCTGGATCGAGGCGCACAAGTACGCCGCTCCCGACGCGCTCTTTAACGGAGAGATCGGCGAGCTGCACGGCGTGCGCTTCATCGAGAACGTGTTTGCACCCGTGCTCGGCGTCGCGGGCGAGAGCGCGGAGGGCGACGACGAATACGTCAACAAGAGCCGCAGCCGCACCTACGCGACATATTTCTTCGGCAAGGACAGCTTCGGCATCATCGACCCCGAGGGCGGCGCGCTGGAGATGATAGTCCACGACAAGGGCGAGATCGGCGGCCCGCTGAACCAGTTCAGCACCATCGGCTACAAGTTCGAGACCAACGGCGCGACTATCCTTTACCCGGAGCGCCTGCTGCGCGTGATGAGCTGCTCCAGCTTCAGCGCAAGCGACGAGGTAAACTAAAGTAAACGCTCTCCGTGAAAGCCAGCTTTCACGGAGAGCAGGGACGATACCTATTATAAATAAGGAGAAAAGACATGAAGGACGAGAGAGTTGAAATATTCATCCCGAGAGCTTCGGACAGAGAGGATCCCAATCTTTTCGCGGCGGTGAACGGCGTGAACTACCTGCTGCCGCGCGGCAAGAAGTCATGTGTGCCTAAGGCCGTGGCGGACGAGATCGAGCGCAGCGGCCGCGCCGCCGATATTTTCTACGAGAATGTCGACGGGATGAAGAACACCGGAAACTGAGGCGCAGGCCATGAAAGCGATGGACATCATCGACCGGCTGGATGGGCTGGAGCCGAACCAGTACAGCCCGGAGCAGAAGCTGCGGTGGCTGTCGATACTGGACGGGAAGATATACGAGGAGGTACTGCGTCCGAGGGAGGCGGAGCCCAAGGGCTTCACGGAGTACGTCAACGGCAATGAGGAGCTGCTGGTGCCGTTTCCCTACGGGGATGACGTGTACCTCAACTATCTTCAGGCAATGGTCGCGCTGGAGAACGCGGAGACGCAGCGATACAACAAGCGTTTGCAGTTTTTCAACAACGCCTACGCCGAGTACCAGAACTGGTACAACAGGAACCACAGTATGTCCGACGTGACGGACGGAGGAGTGCGCAGGCACTTTGTGTTTTAGGAGGGATGGATATGCCGCAGCTGCCGACACTGGACTATGAATACACGGACAGAGAAGTGACGGACACATTCGCGGGCTATAACCACAAGCTCAAGATAGGCGCGGGGGAGTTCTACGACACGGAGAACCTGACGAGCGCATACTACCCGCTGCTGGCCGAGAGAAAGAAGCGCGGCCTTGTAAAGCAGCTCACGGCGCCGGGCGGGCTGCTCGGCAAGGAGGAGCTTGCATATGTGGATAACGGGACGCTTTATTATAACGGCGAGCCGACGGCGCTGACAGGGCTCACGGCGGGGGAAAAGCAGCTGGTG